TGATACTTATAACTCTTTAAGAGATTCTCGCAAAATTTTCGAACCGCCTATTCGAACATTGATAATTCCATTGTAATAATCGTCTGATTCTAAAACCTTTCTTTCGAACTGTTCTCTTGCCTCTATGTAACTAGCAACTCCTCTGCTAGGACAAAAGTATAAAATTTCTCTGGTAAATTTATCTTCCCCAAGTGTTTCTACGTCTTCTTTTAAATTATCTGAACTACCCCAATAAGTACGCCAGTCACTTTCTTTAGTGCCTCTACGTTTATTCTTTTTTCCTTTTAAGGGAGGTTTAGTTGTTTTGAACTTTGCTAATTTTTTACCAACATATTTCTTACCATTTGTATTATTAGTTATAAGATAAACAATGGCTTCACAACCTTCGGGTAATTCGTCTACTACTTGTCCTTTATAGTACCATGCACTCATTAAGTCTCTTCGAGGATTTCAATGTCATTGCTATAACTAGTGAATCCTCCTTCTTTGATTACATACAAGACGTTATTTACACGACCTTGCAGTTCTTCCTTATGTGATATAAGGAAGACGTTCTTATTTGCTTCTCGACCCATCTTCTTAAGAACTGCCAATGCATTTTCAACACCAGTGGTATCCATGCCACTGTCTACCAGTTCATCTATACACATCAAATTCATTGGTCTATTTAGGCTTTCGTAGATATCTCTGAACGCCCAACTCATACCTAATATAAGTCTGTTACGTTCACCTCTGCTTAAATTATCAAAGTCTAAATCTCTGCCATACTCTGTAATCTCTACACTCAGATCACTGCTAAACTTAACATCATGTGGTAAGCCTAGTTTGTCTAAATAGTGTCCTAGTCTATAGTTTAGATACTGCAAGTTCTGATCAATAATTTTCTTACGAATAAAACTATCTTTACTGGTCAACAATTTGTGTAAAAATTCTTGGTGTTCTTTTAAATAAGTTTGTTCGTTTATTAAGTCGTAACTAATTTCTTCCATACCATTTTCTTTTAGTTGTTCAACTTGTTCAGTGTATGGGTTTTGTTCTTTAATTTTTTCATCTATTTGAGATTTTATTGTCTCAACGTTATGCATGTGTTGTAATGCATCTTCCATGTTGTTATAAAATGTAATTGGTGTTTCTGGTAACTTGCCTAAGTCAATCAATTGCTTTTCACATGTTGATAATTTAGTTTGTAGCTCTTCGCTGTAAGAGTTTTCTTCTGCTAGTTTAGTTTCTAAATCCGTTGTGTATTCTTCGTGCGTATCTAAATGTGCTGTACTTTGTTCACACGCAGGACATATACCTTCTTTAGCAAGTTTAATATTTTTAACAAGTGTTGCAATGTTACCTTCATTGCGTTTTAAACTAGTTGTAAGTTGTTTAACCTCATTTTGTACACTCTGTATTTGTGTATATTTTTGATTTATTTCTGTTGCTTGTCTATGGTTTTCTAATTCTGCATCAATATCAGTTTGTTGTAATGCATCTAGACTAGTTTGTAATTGTTGAACCTTGTCTTCTTTGTTCTTAGCCCATGCTCTACCACGTAATTCAATGTCCTTTATATTTTTTTCAATACGTTCGTTAGCATTGTTTACTGCTTGTATTCGCAACTCTTCTTCTTTAATTCTATCTCGAGTTTCCTTTAATTTTTCTTTTAGTATTTCTGCTTTTGAACTAATTTCAGTAATTCCTAGCAACTGCTCAATCATATCACGTTGATCATTTGTTTTCATGCTGAGGAAAGGTTCGGTATATGTGTTTAGTGCAATTAAATGCTTAAACATATTATGAGGGAAACCAATTATTTTTTCAATGTCTTTTTGTGTTTCTCTGCTATCACCCTGTTGTTCATCATCGGCCGCCTCAGATCCATTCACAAAAAACTTTAATACATTTGGTCTACGACCTCTTTCAATTCTGTACTCGGTGCCGTTGATTTCAAAATCAACAGTAACAATCATACCTTTGCCGTTTGTTTTGTTTATGAGATTATCTTTACGAATGTTTGTTAGTGCATCACCATATAATGCATAACTGAGTGCATTGATAATAGTGGTTTTACCAGTACCATTTCTGCTACCGTCTCCACCTAGATCTAGATTGTGACCTAAAACCAATGTTAGTGATTCTGTGTCAAAGTTTACTGCTTGAGTATTGTTACCAATACTCATAAAGTTCTTCGCACTTACATTTTTTATAGTAAGCATTATACTTCTAACTCTCTGTAAATAGTAATAAGTTTTTGGGTATCAACTAAGTTGCTTTCGATTGTTTCTAATTGTTGTATAACAATTTGATCTACACTTTCAAACTGTATATCGACACCGTCAAAAATTTCTTCTTCTTCCTTAACAGGTAAAAGTTGTAGTTCTCTTACTCCGTATTTTTCTGCAAATGTTTCTCTAATAAAGTTTGCTTCTTCGTAACTAATACCAATATCAAGTTTTACTCTAGCATGTGTTTGAGCATCAAGTATATCATCTGCTTTATCAAGTAACTCTTTAAGACCTGTCATGACATACTTTGGACATTCTTGCCAATTTACATATACAGGTTCGCCACCCCAATCTAAAAACATGGCACCACGTTCATTGTCACCAGCATCTGCATAGTTATGTGGGAAAGCATTGCCTATATAATGTATATTGTTTTTGTATTGACGTTTATGAAAGTGACCACTAAACACATATTCGGGGTTACTTAAATCGTTTGCAGTAATACCACCATGATCTGGCATTTCTACCATTGCATTCATTTTAAAGTACGGTAACTCGAAATGTCCAAACATGTATTTGCAATCTAGTTTGTTTAGTTGTTTGTGCTCATCGCCAACTAACCATGGTATAATTGCAACACCGTCCTCACAGAAATGCTCGTCGATCATTATAAAGTTTGGTAAATCTCTAGCAAATTCAATACTGTTTAAGTCACGTTTTTCTCTGTAATATAAATCATGGTTGCCAGTAATAAAATAGACTTTTTCAAAATTGTCATTTAATTTTTTAAGGTCTTTAATTGTAGCATTCATTGTAGCAATGTTTATACTTGCTCTATGGTGGTGCCAGTCGCCCAAAAAGATACATGTCTCTGCGTCTCTGGCTTTTGCTTCTGCAATAAACCAATCAACAAAGTCATGACAATCTTTTAAATGTTGTCTACTATTTTGTTTTAAGCCGTAATGTATATCTGTAAAACATGCGGCCCTTTCAAAAAGGTTTGCCATATAAGATTACTCTTGTGGTGAAGTTTCTAGTTCGGTCTGTGCTTCTTCTCTAGCGGCCTTTATTTCGTTTTCGTACTGAATCTGTCTACCATAACTTGGTAAGTGTCCGCTTTCAATAAGAATGTCATCACGTATTGATTGATTTCTTTTTTCTAAATTTAGAACTCTTGTAAAACTGTTATTCACTGTTGCAGTATAATAAGCAAATGGGTTATCTGATTTTGCTTCATTGAACTGCAATCCAACCTGAGCAAGTTGTACTAATGCTTGTCCACGCATTTCATCAACATAAGTGTAACCTCTCCAGTTACCTCTTTGACTGTAACGTTCAACAAGTTTCATAAACATTCTGCCAAGTTCATTTGTAATCTGCCCATGTTCACAATTAAACTGACCGTTACTTAAACTACCTTCCCAATGACTTCTAGCAACTTCTCTAGGATTGATACCATTACTATCAAGTATATAATGCTTGAATGGTGGGAAGTTTACTTTTGCTTTTGTGTCAGCAAGAGTTTTAGTAGTTTTCTTTCTTCCAGGTTCATCAGGAATATGCTCATATGTCATTACCCTAAACACTAATTCATCTACAGGAATAGTGTCAGGATCAACTGCAAAGTCCTTTTGTTTTGGCTTTTTCTCCCAGTCTCCTTTTGCTACTGCTTCTTGATAAGCAGTTGATTGCATTTTAGAAACACGGTTTAATTGTGCCTGTTTAATTGTTCCTTTGTTGATTTTTTTAACATCATCAACAATGATGTCTACATTTAAGTATCTGTCATCTTGAATGTAGCAATAAGTCATCTTACTTTTATGTATTTCTTTTAGTAGATCTTTATTGTTTAAATAATTCTGTTTCTTAGCCTGTACCATGTAATCTCCTTTACTGATAACGCATTATAATACATTATTTTGTAAAAGTCAACGTTTTTTTTAAAAATTAAAACTCGTTATTATTTATCGTGATAAATATAACACAGGAGCAATTATGGCAGGCGAAACAGAATTTAATCAAGAGACGCAAACACCGGACAATCCGTTTGACTCGTTGATAAGCAGAACAGACTCTACTACGTTTAAAGACGTAGATTGGAGGGCAAGAATACGGCCAAAACGTGGCGGTGAGAAGTTTGCCTATGGATTAGTGGATTCAAAAGGCGAAGAACAAAAAGACAGCATACTTAAACCTTTACAAGATAGAGGTGGTATAGTCTATCCGTTTACACCAGATATATTTTTGCAAGCCTCAGTAGATTATAACGAAGCACAACAACACGGTTCAAACTATCCGTTTTATACATTTATAAGTTCTAGACCAACTACACTACCTATCACAGGTGTATTTACAGCAAACACAATAGAAGAAGGACAATATATGTTAGCAGTATTTCATTTCTTAAGAAGTGTAACTAAAGCATATTACGGTGATGCGGCTGTAACAGGTGGATACTACGGAACACCACCTCCAGTATTATTATTTGAATACCTAGGAGAATTTGGATTTAACAAATTGCCAGTAATTATTAGAAACTACAACTTCCAATTACCAGCAGATGTTGATTATGTTCCAGTAAAATTTAAAGGCACAACTACCATGATGCCAACCGAAACAAGTGTTATGATTGAATTAGCACCACAGTACACATACAGAAAAACAAGAAAAAGGTTTGATCTTAATGCATTTACAAGCGGCAAGCAGTACAATCAA